AAAGCATAATGTTAAATTGAACTCAAGAGTAGTTGAAGATCTTTTTGATTCGCGGAAGGTTCCCCCGACTAAGTCCCAATATGTTAATAAATTATCAGGCGTCGTGACAGAAAAAGAAATTGAGAAAATCTCAAAAGAAACACCAAAACCTGCAAGAAAGCCCGTTAGAAAAGTGTCTGATGATTCTTGGTTCTGACTGATAGCCTACCGCCGCCCTCACCCATCCGGCCCGCTCCGACTGTTTTCTGGCGTCCGTCCGCGGCCAACTACCACGCCCTCGATCTCAATGCCCCGCCGACGTCTGCCAACTGCATCATGCTGCGTAACTACTGCCTTCGACAGGCGTTGAAAGCAGAAAAATAACTACCCCCCCACCGCCGCCCCCACCCCTCCACCCGGAACTCGTCAAAGAACAGGACGGCCAGTTCCCGCCCGGTGACCAGTTCCGCCGTGGGGATGTTACAGCTGAAAATTGAATTTCATGTTGTGAATTTGTTTTACGTATCTAGTACTAGCGCAAATTAGAGTGGTGGATCTACCATTTCAGGTCGCTCAGCTAGGTCATCGAGCACTACTTGCGCGAGTGTTTTCATGTTAGTGTCTATCGGGAATATCTTTATCCGAGATTTGGCGTACACAAAACCTTTTGATAGGGGATCAGAAGCCATAACAACAATTTGGTTTTTATTGAATTTCCAAATCAAAGAATAACTTACCGTATGTTCTCTTAACTTCTTCCAACTTCTCACCTTCGTAGCTTTCAGTATAACGTCCGGCCAACTTTTGAATTCTACAGTAGATATAGGCTCATATTCTGGGTTTTTAGCATCGTATACTTTTTTAAGGGCTTGCCCAATCTCATTTGCATCAAGATCAACTATGTATATCGGATCCACTACCACCGTCGCAAAGTCTTTGACATATGCGTTTGTGTGAATATACGCTTTACCTAAACGCACAATTATTCCTGTACTGAAATCGTTTTGTTCAACCATGTTACTGCAATATCTTATCGTTTTGTGAGTAATTGTATTTGCGGCGGTGATAGGTGTCAAATGATGTCTACCACACCGCCGCCACCACGGCGTCGCTCGCACGGAAATCGTCGAAGAACAGGACGGCCAGTTCCCGCCCGGTAACCAGTTCCGCCGTGGGGATGTTGCGGGCTACCAGGATGTTTTCCAGGTACGCCTGGGATGAACCCACCAGTTGCACCGTGGCGGTGTAATTTGAGCTGTTGAACGCTTTCAGGATGGCTTGTTTGATGTTCACTAAACCCCTCCCTGCGGGAATATTACAAATACTACAAATGTCGAATACTACCAATGTCCAATACCAGGGTCCCTTCGGGAATACTACCAATACTACAAATGTCGAATACTACAAATGTCCAATACCAGGGTCCCTGCGGGAATATTACAAATACTACAAATGTCGAATACTATCAATGTCCAATACCAGGGTCCGGGACGCGGACTCGTCACACCCCTCCCAATCGGAGCTTCATCTCGTATTTGCCAGCGTTCGGGCGGTAATCCAAGCCGATGCCCTTCACCCTGTACCTGGCGGCGGCGAGCCCCGAGGCCTCGTCCGTGACCTCGACGACGTCGTAAAGCTGCTGGCCGAGGTTTGGCGGAATGGTGATCTCGCAGTCCACGGCCGACATCGATTCCCCCCGCAGCAGGGTATCCGCCAGTTCGTGGAGCGATGCCGCCGATGCGAGGTTTCTGTCGGACAGTTGCCGGTAGCGTTCCCCGGCTGACAGCGACGGGAAGTCGAAACCCTCGACGGTGATGCCGCCGGCCCCGGCCAGCCGCAGGTGGTTTATGTCAAGTGACGATGCGGCGGCGCGGCAGGCGATGATGCCATGCTCGACGCCATACGCATAGACCGAGGCCTCATCGGGCAGGGGGTTTTTGAGGTAAGCCGTGCCGCCCTCGATGAACAGGACGTCCGGAACGAGGGCTAAAAGGCGTTCGACGGCCGCTTGGGCAGCGGCGCCGGGGCTGAGACAGAAGTCCGGGTAAAGCGACGTGACGCTTGCCGAGGACGAGACGACCTCCAGCTTTAGCCCGACCCTGCCCAGCAGCCAGGCGGTGATGTACCTGATGCTGTGCGACGGCGCGGCGGCGTTCCAGCGGAGCAGGTTTTTGGCGCGCCAGCCCTTGAGCCGCAGCCAGCCGTCAGCCGCCTCAATGATGATTGAACCGCCGCAGCGCTCGATGCGGTTGATGACAAAGAACAGACCGCCGCTAGCCTCGGCGCCGGAATCGGTGACGTAGCCGGGGCTGATCTCCAGTTCATCGCCGATGGCGACGGGCGGCAAGTCGCCGCCGGAATTATCCAATTCGAGCGTTACCCTGCCGGCGTTCTCACCGAGGGATATGTCCGATGCGACCAATAGGTCAGATAGGTAAGTCTCGGTGATATCCGCTGCTGCCCGCCGCACCGAATTGGCGGATGCCAGCCACAGGGCATCGTTTGAATGCAGGATCGAGACGCCGAAGTCGCCGGTGATATCCATCGGCTGCGGCTCCGTCCACAAACCGGCGTCGAAAGCCGCGCCCAGGGCGGTCGAGGCGAGGTAAACGCGGGAATAGGCTTCATTGCCGGTGAATTTCTCGACATAGGCACAGAGGTAAACGTCCTGCTTATCCAGAAAAGCATGCCGGAAGTCGAAACCCTCGGCGGACGGTGAGGCGGCGATCTCCCTGAGTTCGCCCCAGGTTCCGGCCGGGAGCGCCAATCCGTCGCCGCAGACCAGCGACCATAAACGGTAGTTGCCGGAGGCATCGCGGCCGGTGACGGCCAGGTTCCAATCGCCGTCGTAGACGCAGGACACGCCGGACAGGGCGCCGGTGGACTTGTTCCAGGCGGTCCTCGCCTGCCATATCCCGCCGACGCACTGCTTGATGTACAGGGTAGACTGATCGGCGAAGAACACCGCCAGGTCGCCGTTCGGCTTGTAGGCCGCGGCGATACCGCCGCAGGCCGTCGTCGGGGAGTAGTCGATGAGTTCGCCCGCGCCGAAGCTGGCGCCGTTGTCGGTGCTCTTGATGCGGCGGATGCTCCGGTCGCTCTTGATCCACAGGATGGACACCTCGGCGCCGAGGGCGGCGGCAGCCACGGCGACTGCGTTGTATTCGCCGGTGTAGGTCCACGCCGAGAAGTCGCCCGACTCATCCGGCGCGGCGACCCGCTGACGGTAGAGCTTGCGGGAGTCGGCGGCGGTGCCCAGACGGGCGCGGATCATAGAGCCGTCGCCGGCCATAACAGCGGCGTGGTGATTGTCCGGCTCGCTGCCCAAATATAACGTCTGCCAGTCAAGGTTCTTTTTGCGTAAAACGACTGAAACGACTGCCTCTCGGCTGGGCGATCGCTGCGCCGACAGCAGCGACGCGGACAATTCACGCATCGGTGTCGCCCTTCTGTCCGGGGATGTATTCCTTGCCCCAGAAGAGGTGGCCGGCAACGTAGCCGATGGTGAAGGCAATCAGCCAACCCAGCAGGTGGTCGAAGCCGTGCTTGCCGAAGGAATAGCCGCCGAGCAGCAGACCGATGATCCACAGCCACTCGTAGCGGTGCCACAGGTCGCGAAGGATATAAGTCCAGGGGCGACCGCCAAGCCGCGACCAGAATAACTTGTATAGATCCATCATTTTCTCCTTTAACGCGGAAATCCTAAGTACTAATTTCTAAGCACTAAATAAATTCAAATGACCAAATTTCTAAATTCCAAACATTTTGGACCTTAGTGATTGGGATTTGGTGCTTATTTAGGATTTAGATATTAAATATTGGTGCTTAACCCTCTCCCCAAAAGTCCGTATCGGCGCGACAGGTGTGTACTTCCACCGGCTTGAAGAACTTGCCGGTGCGGAAGGAGCTTTTGCGAGACAGCCGCCGCAGTTCGTCGCGGAAGATGCCCATGCGCTCCTTGCCCCAGCGGAAGTAGTCCGAGGCGGCATTGGAGCCGGAGTTGATGCGGTTCACGGCGTAGGCCGCCCACTCGATGGCGGCATAGGCGGCGGCGCCGGTGGCGATGAGATCGAAATGCTGAGAAGGCAGGGTCGTGCCCGCCATATCCAGGGTATGCAGCATGCCGTAGTACACCGCGATATCGCCGCCGTCCGGCGGGGCGCAGTTCTCCAGCGTCAGCCGGTCG